AAAATAGATAGAGTCTCCAGAAGTGTTTCAGACTTCTCTTCTCTCATTGATGAGCTCATTAGTCTAGATATAGGTTTTATTTGTATAAAGGATAATTTTGATACTACCACTCCTATGGGCAGAGCTATGATGATGATTACAGCTGTATTTGCTCAATTGGAGCGTGAAACCATAGCAGAGCGTGTAAAGGATAACATGATTGATAGAGCTAAGCTTGGCAAGTGGAACGGGGGTCCCATACCCCTGGGCTATAATATACATACTGAAACTATTGAATATCAAGGTAGAAAAAAGAAAACTTCCAAGCTTGTAATCGATGAAGATGAAGCTGCCATAGTAAGACAAATTTTCGATATGTATATTGAGCTAGGCTCTATTAGAGGCACTGCTATAAAACTAAATCAAGTGGGTATTAAAACTAAGTCCGGATCCAATTGGAGCGATAGTCAGGTAAGCAGAATCCTCCAGAATGCTATATATTGTATTTCAGACCAGGATGCTTATGAATACTATAAAAATCATACTAAGGTCCAGATAGCAAACCATGAAACTGAATTTGATGGCAATCATGGTTTGATGTTTTATAACCGCCGTAAAGAACATAAAAACACCACCAAAGAGCGTGATGAGTCTGAGTGGATCCTCTCCATTGGTGAACATCAAGGTATAATTCCCGGGGCAATACATAAAAAAGTACAATTATTGCTAAAATCCAACAAAGTAAAAGCTCCTCGCACTGGTACCTCTGCAAAATCTCCACTAACAAATGTAAAATGTGATATTTGTGGCCAGGCCATGAGCATATATTCATCTAGGTCCAACCCAGATAAACCTTATGTAGGATTTTTCCGCTGCAACAAAAAAGAGCGTATGGGATTAAAGTGTGCTAATAAAAGCGTAAAAGCTGATCTATTAGAAAGAGTAATAGTATCGGCAATATCAAAACTCTATGAAGATGAAAAATCGGTTATAGAGGCAATAAATGCGTACAACAACGATAATGACGATAAGAGGATTCCTAAGATAGCAGAAAAGCAAAACTTGACAAGACAAGTGGATGAAATTGAGAGAGAAATAAAGAATCTTGTTACTGCTCTTGGTAAGAACACTCTTCCTGAAATACTCATCCAGGAAAGGTATTCAGAACTGCAGAAGCAAAAAAATACCCTCCTAGATAGGATAAGCACTATTGAAGATGAACTCAATGAGATAAGCATAAATGAGCATAACATAGATCAAACACTTAAATATGTAAAGGTTTTCAAAGAGTCATACTATACTCTTGATCTTGAGGAAAGAAGAAAACTCTTAAGTAGTATAATAAAAGAAGTCAGAGTTAATAGGGATAAAGTTAAACTTGAGCTCTATTTTCTTCCCGCTGTTGACTTGGATTCACCTGCATTTTGCTACCAAATGGGTGTCCATGCGTTAGCAAAATGCAAAACTATATCAATTGAAGCCTCTCTTTTTGATGAAAGTTCAATTGAAAAACTCCCTAAAAATACATTTGAAGAAAAGCTTATATATATAATGAAGAAACTCAATCTTAATAAGAAGGAAATGGCTAAGAAATGTGGTTTTTCTGTAGCTTTGTTTTCGCTCTGGAGAAAAGGTTCTAAACCTGAACTCAGGACAATTAAAAAGATATCCAATGCAACTGGATATCCTATGAGCTTTTTTATAGATCCAAACATTTTACCTGAGAATACACTTGGTGAGATTATATATAAATATAGAACTCTATCAGGAATGAGTAAAGCTGATCTTGCTAGTAAGGTTGGTTTAGAAGAGAGCACTATAAAGGATTATGAAAAGGATAAGTTTAGAGGCAAAAATCAAGTAACTGTAAAAAAGATATTTAAAGAGATAGGTTATATCAAATGACTATTAAGTTGATTATGTAATTACAAGAATTATTATGATTATTTCAAATATTAAGTATGTTCTTTGTATTAATACATAATTCTGGGCTAAAGCTGAATAAATATATAAAAAGCCAGTATTAATGATGGCAATAAAAAAGACCACAAATGGTCTTTTTTATTGCTTTTATTTAATAAGTTCAGCTTCTTTAACCCTATTTTCTATAGCTTTTTTAATACACATCCCTATAAATGGAGTAAGATTAGTAAATGTTGTTCTCTGCTTAAACTCATTCAATCCAACCTCAGCAACTTTTTTACCAAAAACTTCATCGGCAAATGAATTTGTTACCAAAGTCACATCTAAAAAATCAAATTCTAACTTTTCTTCACTACCATTAAATAACCTATCAAGTTCTAACTTGACTATTCTGCCGAGGTGTCTTGTACCTAATGTAGAACCAAATTCACTAAATCTAATTTTCACAAAAACACCTCCTTGTTATTAAATCATACCACAAAAATTCATCTACCACAATAAAAAATCCTCATTATCAATTTCATCTAGATATCTACTAGGTAAAGAATATTTTTTATTTGTATCAAATACATCATAAATATCTATATCTATGTTTTTATTAACTTTCAATGTTATTATTGTACCATCCCATTTATTATCTAATTCATATGCATAGCAATTACCTTCACCTATGTATAAATGCCCGTTGTTACTATAAATATGCATTTCCCCTAAATTTCGCTCAACAAACCTTCTTGTAATATATAATCCATTTCCTTGCCCTGAACCTACTGTGACTTGCTTTTCAGTTGATTTTATTAAGCACTCGATATTATTTAAATTAGCATATATAGCATTTTGCTTCAAAGAACCTGGAATACCTATTCCATTGTCTACTACACAGAACTCAACATGATCTTTATAGCTCTGAGCAATTAGAAATCCACCTATATGGGATTGTGAGTGTTCGAAAACATTATCTAAAAGTTCGTTAAAGGACCAGTCAATTGTATAGTATAAACTTTTAGATATACAATCATTATTAACCAGTATAGCCATTATTTCATCTACTAAATCATAATTTATTGCGGTTATATTCTTTATTGTAATAAATCTTCCAGCTTCATTATATCTATTAAAGTTTTCATAATTATCTATTCCAAGTATATTGTAAAAATCCATTCTTGATATATATTGGTCAATATCCGAGTTTGGTTTTACAGATATATCTAAAAAATGGGAAGTATAAATTTTATTAACAAGATAACTTACTAATACAGTCAGAGCACTAGGAGAAATATATCTGCACTTACTAAAATCTACAATAATCTCATTATAATCAGAAACTATGTACTTGTTATCAATATCATTAAATTGTTCAAATAATGATTCTAGATTAATATCTCTACATATTCTCAAAATATAACGACCCAATAAAATCACCTTTATGTAAATATATATTGTTATATTTACTAAATTCTACAATTTGTTCTGGAATCCTCTTATATTTTATCGACATATTTCTACATGTAAAAATAAAAAAAGAGGATAGCCTTTCAACTACCCTCTCATCCTATACAGCATGGTCCAGACTTCTTCCCTTGTTATAGGTTCCTTTGGCCTAGTACCATCGCTTATTCCCTTTTCTTTTACCCATTTCCAGGCATCCTTTGCCCAGTCGCTTACTTCATCTTCTTTTTTATGCTTTAATAACTTATCCATTTCCTTTTGAATTCTACCTAAAAAATCGTTCCAATAAGGCAATATCAATCTTGGGCACTCTTTACCTGACCAGCTTTTGTGAGTGCGTACTCTGTCTATACCCCATCCGCGCTCAACAAGCATTTTTGCAATTAATTCAACAGCATTTTGCTCAGTCTTTTTGTAATCACCGCTTTCGCATATCTCTATGCCTATGCTGGTACTATTCCCCTCGGCTTTACCGCTGTGATAAGCGACCTCATCAAGTGGTATACATTCAACTGCTTGGTTTTCATCTACCACTATATGAAAGCTAGCTGACCTCGTATTCTCTGGATTGACTAGCCAGTTTCTTTCGTTCATTGCAGTGCTTTTAGGATTGCCTGTATTGTGTACTGTGATAGATGTCATTTCTGTCTTGACTCCAGGTCTCTTTCCCTTTTTAATAGGTATGTGATTTATAATGTACTCCATGGTTTTCACCACCTAATCAATTTTATAAGACTCATTCAATACCCCGTCATCCATATAGTCCATAAGTTTCTTGTACAGCCATCTAACAATCTGCCTTAAAGTAGCCTCTCCTATAAACAGTCGCAAAGATAGTGGTAACCTCTGCAGGACCAACCTCACGACATACTCTTCCTGCTGCTTTCCATTCTTAAGTATTTGGTCCTTCGCGTATCTCTTAGCCTGAGCTATGCCTGCATAGATGATACGCTTAGCCTTTTCCCATTCAAATAGGCAAAATAAAACTGCAGCTATCATAAGCAGCAGTATGAATCTTAGTTCCCATACGATATTTATTATTTTCATTAATATAACCTCCTAAATTTATATTATTTAAAGAGTCCCTGTTGCACTGCGTAAAAAAAGAAGCTAATAAAAGCTCCAACCAATGCTGCAATAAACCATTTCATAGTTTTATTTAATTGCTCTAATTGGGTTATTAAATTATTCAGTCTTTCTTCTAATCTTCCATTTGCCAATTCTATTCTGTCTAGTCTTTCTGAATGACTGTTTAATCTTCTTTCATGCAATTCAAGCTTTTCATCTATTCTTTTATGTCTTTCATCACATATTGATTTTTCCATTTTGTCATTACCTCACTTTCTTTCAAATTGAGGAAGCAGGGCATAAAAAATACACCCTGCTCTAGGTGTTGTATCGCATTAATACTCTAATGCGTTTTAAGTAAATGTATAAAACTTATTAACTTTTTGTATTGTAGCCAGAAAAGGCATTTCATTTTTGTACTGTTCTACTTGCTCCATAAGCACTTTTGAGCCTGTAAATAATATTTTATTTTCTCCGTAGTAATTGCAATATTTGTTGAAGCAAAATCAGAAAATCTTTTCACTTATACCGCCTCTATTATAATACACTTCTCCAGTAATTTCTTTATACTGTTCAGGCGTTATCTTCCCTTTTGTTACTGCTTGCTTACATTGCTCGAGTGTTGCCATTCTTAACGGATAGGCAAATTTCAACCATTCATACATTTTACATCACCTCTAACATAATATTGGTAATTTGTTGCCCCATAGCCTCTATAATAGACAAATATTCATTAAATGGTACTATTGTTTCATCGTATTCCCACCCGTGGAACCCTTCTTCGCTTTCCTCATCAACTCTCACTATATTTTTGCGTATATATACTTTGTCCTGTAAAACTTCAATTGGCTTTAATTCTATCATAGTTCCTCTTACTTTCACTTGGAATCACCTCTTTATAATATTTTTCAACTTGCCCCTGAGATGAGTGACTAAGAACCCCCTGTTTTACTTGCCTATATATTTATATTTTTATTTTCTGGGTATACAAAGCAAGCCACCGCCGATAGGACGATTCCGAACACCCGACGAACTACCCGCATGCAGACAGCACGCCCCCGCACCCGAGCCATAAGTCCAATCGCCCCCGAGACGAGCGACCAAGAACCCCCCGTAGGTTGCGTTCTGCCAGAAGTAATCGTTTAAAGGTTTATTGCTCGCCCCGAGCGTTTCACTTGGGAGATACATAAAGTCGCAATCTGGATGATAGCCTATTGCACTAATATATCCATTAGTTTTTGCTAATGTAAATCCACACGGCTTATACGGGTCTGTTTTAATATCACTAACAAAATTGCTGTCTGCCCAATATGCTTCGTGGATACCATTAGCTTCAATATTTAATCCATCAGCCCACTTCAAAATGTTACCCCAAGGATTTTCTCTGCCACGATAAGATACCGATACTTGCCCATTAGTTCCAGGAGCCATACCAGAAGCGTTACCCAAGGAGGACGTTGCACCTGTGTTAGTAGCCATATTTGTAGCACCATCGTCGGCAACATCTACTCGACCTCTGCCTATCACTGTTTGAAAATCAAATGTTGCATACTCAATTGACATCAGCATGACCTCTGCATAATCTGCAAGTATATCTAACTGTTGCCAACCCTCACCACGATTATTTGCTAATTTACGTGTGTTTACGATAGTCAGGTTTTGCGTTAATCCGCTTGCAGGCTTTACACCTGCTATGGATGATAGTTTGTCGGTATTGAAGTCAGCCACTTGGTTATCGTTCGACAAGTAAGCGCCTGCTGACACGTCAAATATGCTGCCTTCATAAGCGGGATAATAAATATAGTCATATTCAACGCCATTACGGATAAAAGCGGGATGTAATTTAAAGCCTGCTTTCGGATAATCCGATATATAATCCCGCCATTTACGTAGATGAAAGCCTATCCCGTTCTGAATAGGTTCAAGTACAAGCGGTACTCTTTTGTAATAAAATTTTGGCTGTTCTACCATCACCTGTACAGGTGTGCCAACAGGATATACAGTACCATTTTTGTTTATTTCAATAGTTGTAAATCCTGTTTCAATATATCCAGGATCCCCGTAATATGCAAGTACAGTTGTATCGTCAGCTACAATACAACGTCTACGTTTATAAGCATTAATATTGTCAAAATTTGCTCCTGCTGATTTTCCGACTGCTCCGGCAAGTCTTGTTATTGTATTATTTGGTATATCTACTTCTATACCATATATATCGTTATCGGTATAACCAACGTAAGCTTTTAGGTTCGCAATATCTTCCAAATGTGACTTAACTCTAGTATTAACTTCATTTATTGAACCAACTAAATTAGATTTTTCATCAGTATTCAAATCTTCTAAATTTCCAACTTCTTCCATAAACGACGCAAGTATCTGATCTGTATGATCAAGCCTTGCAGGTAATGTATCAAAAGTCCCATATTGAGAACTAACCCTACTTGCCAAAACTTCTACATCTTTATTAGGGTCCAAATCTTGTCCCTTCAGAATTTCGTCAACTCTATCTTTCAGCTCATTGAGCTCGTCCACTTCATTTTGGACCCTGTCAAACCCTTGGGTGATTTTCTTATATTCCTGGCTAATTGGAGCCGATGGTGTCAGATTTGCATACCTATTCGCCATTTTGTTCTGCGCTCCCTTCTCCTTTATGCAAAGCATTAATCAAATCTACATAAGCTGGTACTTCTTTACCAGATAATTGAGCACGGCTTAAAAATTCCTGTAAAATTACAAATTGTTCTTCTGTTAGCTTTATATTTATCATTTTTCCTTTTCTAATTTCCGACATTTTAATTATCACCTCACACTAATCCATAACTATTTAAGGCATTTCGCAAATTATTAAGAGCATTTCTTATATTAATAACATCAGTCTTCAAATTGTTTAACATGTTTTGCTCATTAGAGCTATATGAACTTCCTGCCGATTGTGTTGTTACAATTGAAGACGGCTGAGAAACAGTAGTTCTTGAAGCAGGTGAATAACTAAAAAAGCCTAATCTACTTCCTCTATGCTGTAAATAACCGTTAAGTTCTAGCGTACCTGCCCAGTTACTTGGACCAATTGTGATGTAATTATAACTTAAATATAATCCTGATACATACGTTGAATCATCAATTCCATCATTCAATCCAATTGAATTACCACTTGGCATAAATATACCGCCATTAATTGTTAAGCCATTTGACCAAAATTTCAAGACTCTATTATTATTTCTACTCAAATAAAAATTGTCAGAATTATTCTCGAGTATTACATTTGATGATGAGCTACCAAGCTGGATTCGATCACCTACAACTGCATCAGTATCTACATTTATTGTTACTCCAGAAAGAGTACCCCCTTGAATTTTATCTGCTGTGATTGTAATAGCTTCTAGAGCGTTTGTCGTTATTTCACCATTGAATATGAATTTGCCTTTTGTTACATCAAAATAAAGCTGTTGTATTCCTCCAGCTTTGAATTCCAATTTGTCAGAATTAAGTGTTACTTCTGCTTGTCCATCAGAGCGCTTTATTTGTAAACCATTTTTCCTGCCAATCACAACTCCGTAATATGGAACATCCTTCTGCACCATTTTCTGAATCGTCCGTTTAAGTTGCCCTTCAAAAGGAAATTCACTTTCCTGCTCGGTATCTGAATCAGATAAGGACACCATTTTTAATCCACCACGGAAAGATGACCTATGTTCAAGAAGTATAGTAGTCAAGGTTGTGTTTCCATCCCAACGAAAGTTAGCATTCTGCCAAGGCATATTTGCATCTTCCCAGGCAAGAGTGTTCACTTCTTCGAGAGAGATCAAATCCCCGGGTTCGATAGCTGGATTTCCGCGCCAATCCAGAGATATAGGTAAATAGCTAAATCCATTTAACTGATTATAAATATCCGTGAGTATATCTTCGGTGATATACATATTTGTGAATTCCAATGTATTAGCTTCTGTGCCTTCGCCAATTTCCAAGTATTCACCTTCTGAATTGTATATACAACGTAGCTTTGTAATCGTCTTAATTGGGTTTGTTGGAGTTATCTTAGAATATAAATTCCTTCCTATTGTCACTGGAGTTTTAGCTTCGGCAGGCCTAATCATTTTTAATTTACCGTCTTTAGACATTTTGAAACAAGCTGCATGAGCTGACGCTATATATGAAAGCATCTCATTGATTGTTATTTCTTCATCTTTGTATGGCACATCATAATTAGGATTGATTACTACACTGTCGTCAGCTTCCATACCAAGAATAAGTAATATTTCATCCAATACTTGTTGCATACTTACTGGATAAGTTAAACTTGAATCAAATTTCTGATTGGCGTATATAAGTCTGTCATAAGCTGTAAATTCATAAACTCCTCTGTTTTTTATTCTTTTGTCAATATAGAATACTCCAAGTGGTACCCATTCTGTATCGCTATCTGAACCCGTCAACTGTATATAGGGTTTTATCTCAGCATTTGAAGCAATGATATCCTCTGTTTTGATTTGAATGGTAAGCTTTGATGAGACAACAGAGCCAATTGCAAAAATAGAATTTTCAGTTAAGGCATCTTCAAGTCCATATTGTATTATTCTCTTATCGTCATATTCAACACCGTTAATAATTGTCTTAACGCGAAATTCTCTATTGGGTGAGCTTATATATTCTTGAAAAAGTGGAGATGTTTCATACACGAACGATCACCCCTTATCTTTCTGTTAACGTAACCTTCAGTCCTTTCCATAACAGTTGTCCGTTCTTTTCTATTGCAACAGGTGCAGGTCTGTTGCCAACATAAAAAGTTTTAGTAATATACGTTCCTTCCTGTGGATCTGGATATTCTACTTCAAAAAAAACATCAGCCATTTGTCTGAGGATTAGTGATATTTCTGCAGGCTTAAGCAAATTCCAGGACATTTCTATTTGCCTTTTAACAACAATTCTGTCACGGTTTAGAGTACCATCTGCAGCTCTGCTTGTTGATTCTCCATTATCAATATCAAGAATTGTCACCTGAAATTCAGAAGGGGTGACAATAGCCACCCCGTTAATTTTTATTGTCATGCAAACCTCACCCCATTATAAACACACCATCATAAATTTAGTAACAATACTAATGACTTACCAGTTGCACGTTGATAAGCATTAAGAGCTTTTATAGTAGCTCTGCCTAATTCGTTTTCATTCATCTTTAAAACTATATCTCCTGAATTACTTTCAATAACACGCAAAATGCGATTTAGTACTTCTACAACCGCTTGGTTGCTACCTCCCATAATATCCTGGAGTTTTGACAGTGGAGAAATGACTTCCGGATCCGCAGCAGCTCTTGGATTGTCACCAATCACTGCAAGTGTGGGCCCATACGCTAAACCACCTTTTGCGAGTGCTGGTATTGATGCTAGTCCGCCTAAGGCAGCCCCTACATATGGTATTATTGCTGGTGCTGCTAAAGCCAATGTCCCCGCCCCTATTGCTACACCTGCCGCTATTGCTGTAGTGGTTATAACTTTTTTATTTGCACTAAACCAACCGCCTACTTTTTCTCCCATTGCAGATACCGCATTTTTAAAATTGTCCCATGCTGTTTGCAATCCGCTTACTATATTACTTACAAATCCTTTTGCAGCTTCTGCGGAAACTGCCAACATTCCTGTAGCAAAAGATTTTATAGCATCACCGGCTCCGTTAGCAAAAGCAACTATATTTTGGTGTGTGGTTGATAATCCTTCTTTGATATTGTTTGCCCAAGCTCTTGCTGTCTCCGCTGCAATAGAGCCAATATTGGAGCCAAATGATTGCAAATTGTTTTGTGCTGTTATTATGGTATTATTTATATTTCTACCTATAGTAGTTAAACCAGTATTTATATTTGCCACTAAAGTAGTTGATATTCCTGTGGCTATATTACCCAAATTTACTTTGTGAAGATTATAATTGTATTCTATAGTGTCCCATGCTACTTTTAACCCTAAATTAAGTTGTGTAGCGAATTCATTATATTTATTCTTTATCCAATCCAAGCCTTCTGCTGTTTTAAACTTTATTTTTTCTAGCGAAATATCATATTGAGTAGAATCTATAGGCTTAAATATTACTTGGGGAACTGACGGCGGCTCTAAGTTCCAATTAGGTTCATATATAGGGTTGGGTATCTCTGGAAATACTGGTTCTATTATTTCAGGCGTATCCAATCCCCAATCAGGCTTATATATAGGACTTGGAATTTTCGCAAACACTGGGGCTGGCACTACTATTGGCACGGCAAATGCTTGCTTTAGATTATTCCACCAATCGTTTATCTTGATAAAGAAGCCTTCCCATCTCTTTTTGCTTTCTTCTAAACCATCATCAACCTTAGTGGTTGTTAATGACGTATTTACTCCACCACTTTTTATGCCACCAAAAAGTCCACTTGAATCGCTACCATCTTTCAGATTATTTTGTATAGTATTTAACTCATCAAATGGGGCTAGCGCTTTCTTAGCCGCTTTTCCTGCTTTTTCTATCCCATCTGCCAGGTCAAATTCTGAATCTGTTGCATCACTAGCAGAATCTCCTATATCCATATTTGTTTCAGCAATAACTTCTTTACCCGTTATCATCGTGTAGATACTACCTATAGCTTTTGCAATGTTAATTAATAACTCTAATCCCCTATTCAAAAGTTTAACTATAGGCAAAAGGATCTCAATTAATGCTTTGCCAATTAGGCTCATGAACTCTTGCCATTGCTCTTTTAATAGTTTCACTTGGTTGGCCCAACTTCCACTATTACGTGCAAAATCTCCTTGTGCATCTCCTGTTACACTTAACAGATAATTATATCTGAGCAATGTTTGCTCTGCTTGAGTCATCTCTTTCCATTGCTTCTTGATACCTTGTGATAGCGCATAAGCTTGCATATTTGCGACTGACATATTGATACCAAGCTGTTTCAAAGGCTCTGTTTCTCCACTGATGCCTGCTCTAATTTTCTGGAAAGCTTCATCTGGCTTTAAATTATAAAAACTGGACATATCCGCAGCTAGCTTAGTTAATTCTATGGACATATCCTTAACAGCTTCACCAGTTATACCTGATGATTTAAGCATTGCACCCATAGTGGATGCAAATTGTTTTGCTGATAATTCGGATAAACCAAATTGTTTAGTAGCATTACTTGCAAATTCATTTATTTCACTTGCCATAAAACCAAAGGTTACATCTACAACGTTTTGCACTTCGGTAAGGTCAGATGCTACTTCAATTGCTTGCTTCCCAAAATCAACTAGCTTTTTAGTTGCAGCAGCAATCAATCCAACTTTAGTCAATTTTCCAAGATTTAATCCTAATCCTTGGGAAATACCGCTAAAAATACTATCTACATCACTTGCAAAACCTTTTAAATTCTTTTTTGTCTTATTTATCTCGTTTTGAATGCCCGAAAAATCAGCGCCACCACGTACTATAAAATTACTTTTTGCCATTATCTCACCTGCCTTTTATGGCATTAAAAAAGCACTTACTTTAAGTAAGCGCTAACTTATTCGTTGATAATTATATATCTGGCTTTTACCGAAGGAATTGTTATATTTCCACCTAGCACACTTGTGTAGGTTGTTACTCCTTCTAAATCGCCGTATATTTCTACAATATCATTTTCTAATACCCTTGGTTCCCCTTCTTGTCTTTTATATGTCACATATACTACATCATCAAAATCTCCTTTTGTTGCTACTCTATATACTACCGTATTAAAAGAACCTTCAGCTACTTGTATAACCTTTCCTCTAAATACTGCCGGCTTTCCTTTATATTGATCAGGATTTCTTTCAATATCCTTATAGTTATATTCTTGAGCAGATGCTATAAATTCATCTTTTGAAATCACTTCTTTATTAGACTCGTAACTTCCATTATCATTATCGCCAAATACACCAATTGCTAATATAATTACTAAAGCTATAAACCACCATCTTTTATAGAGCGGTTTCTTTGGCTTTTTCGGCTTCTCTTTTACGCTAGACAAATCTGTAGATAAATCAGGTGAACCATATACTCCCATATATTATTCCTCCTAAGAATATACTTGCCTTAATTTTACAGTATATTCTTAGGAACCGCAAGTTTTTATTTCTCCACCAAACAAAGCATTTAATACTTTCACTTGGGCCAGCATCTGCTCATCTGTCATTATCTTCTTTTCCTTTTCTTTATCAATTTCGTTTAATATTTCGTTAAGTGGTTTAGGATGTTGTGATTTCTTACCTAACCACTTAATAGTCCACATTGCGTTATAATACTCTAGTGATAACTTTTCTTTATAGTCATTTTTCTGTTTTTCAAAATATGCCTCTGCATATATGTTCAGCTCATATGGTGTCATTTCCCAGAATTCGCTAATCGGAATGCCTATTAAGGCAGCGAGCTTCATAGCTCCTTTAACTGTAAAAGGTACTTTCTCGCCGCCTTTTACTCGTTTTTTCCCTCTGTTTCCGATTCCTCTTCATTTGTTTTAAATACATCGTTTATGGCTTTCCACATTACCTTTGCTACCTCTACTATACTTGAATAAATGTCAATCAAATCCATCACTTTATCAGGAGTTAATTCTTTATCTTCGTGTTGCAGTCCTGCCCAAATAATTGTCGCATATTCTTCCATTGTCAGGTTGCCGTTATTAATACCTTCTATTTCCATGATAGGTTTACCAAACTTTTTTTCTATTAAGTCAATTGCTCTCATGCCATATTTCAGATTTCTCGTTTTATCAAGTTTTATAGGAAAATAACTCATATCAATCTCTCCTTTAATTTTTTATTTATTATATATAAGATTCTGTTTAATACCTTAATTACAGGTAATAACAGCCTTTCAGCCATATTAACCCCCCATAATAGAATTTATAAGGCTAAGATATAATCCTAGCCTTATGAACCTGCTCCTACTGTTAATGAAGGTTTACCGCTAACTTTTATAGTACAACTAAAAGATAATGGATCCTCCAAATCTGCACCTGTTCCAAACCCAGTAACTACACCTTTAAAATCCCAACTTCCCATATTGTTAGGGAATAAGATTTTAAAGTCTTCTGTATCTCCACTTTCAAATAAGTCATATAAGTCTTTTTGTCCTTTCCCTTCCTCTAGTTCTAAATATCCTTCTAAAGATACTTCCCCAGCATCTTTAAACCCAGCTATAAACTTTCTATAAGCTCCATCACTATCTAAAGTAGTAACGTCTATAGTATCAGCTGACAATTCAAGTCCGCCTATAGAAGTCAATCCTGCTACTGTAACAGGTGTATCTGCGCCTATTTGTAGTTTTGTACCTAATGCTCGTTCAGCCATCTATATTTCACTCCTTTAATAATAAATTGTGAAGTCAATGATTCCTCGATTGACTCCTAGTTCATGTTCGTATTGTTCTGTAATATTATTTATGTCAATATCTTCAATAAAGATTTTGGTTGTATTGCCTATTTCTCTATGTGGCATACCTTCAAGTAATTCTTCTACCTGTTTTCTTACTCTTACCATATCTGCATACTTCTTTGTCATTATTGAAAACATATAGCTTAAAGCCTGTTTACTCGTGTATCCTTCAAGTGTTTTTGTTTTTCTTGTAGTAATCCTAGCATAAACTAAATAAGGTCCTTTTGAGCCTTCTGGTGCATTTGTAGGGTAGATTCTGTCTTTCAATTCAGGAATATTAGTATTAATTTCATATCTTAGTGCTGTTTCCATTACTTCAACCCCACTTTCGCAATTTCCTGATCTATTTTTTTCTTCATTTCAGTCACTATGGTTCTTTCAACTTTGCCAGCATTATTTATCATGCTATCACTAATAAATCGATACCCGGGAATATATCTCCCATTACGTGCAAAGTATCCATATTCCTGAGAAACAGGATAGTAACCTGTAACTTTGCCTTCTTTGTTTTTCTTCTGAAAAATATCATTCTTAGCTCTGTCGAATACTATTCTATAAACTTTTTTTGCTTTAACTTTTGCTTTTTCTCCTGCCAAGATAATACCTTTTTTCAATTCACCAGTATCATATGGGGCATTAGCTTTTGACTCCTTAAGTACAATATTCATAGCTTTCTTAGCACTACTAGTTACATGCTTTTGTGGCACTTTGCCAAGCTTATCAAGAGACTTTTGTAATTCTTTCATGCCTTCGACTTTGAATTTAACTTTAGTCATCTCACTTCACCAGCCTACAATAGCAAAGTAATTCCCTATTTAACCCTTTTACATTTACAGGCTGTCCTATGATTTCATACACTTCTTCACCATGTTTAATTCTCATTTCTGATGTTATTCCGGGGATATATCTCATGTTGAACTTAACTTCTACTTTATTTTCTGTGGTTAAAGCTGAGAAAAACTCATTGCCTAGTAAAGGGTCTTTACTTGCCCATATACCACCCTTGAATATTGGCCAATCATCAATAGGTTCTCCATATTCATCTCGGCCTTTAACTCGGTGTAAAAAATCTATTTTATGCCTGTAATCTCTCATACTATATCACCTACTGTGTATTCAGTAGATAATGTTAAATGATGTTTAAGGCTTATATAAGACTGTTCAAATCTTGTTGCCATATTTACATCATCATATCCAAAGTTAGCTTTACAGTAGACGATTATGGCTCTTTTAATCAAAGGGTCTGTATCAATAACTTTATCTTTATTAACTCCACTAAGGATTAAATCTGCTTTAGCGCTTTCAATTAAGTCTAGTATTTCATTGTTCAAATCATCACCATTTACTCTAAGTGCATCTTTTATATCTTGTAACACCTCTACCACCTCAAATTAATAGAGGAGGTTATAACTCCTCCTCTATCCTTTCAATAATGTCCGCTTTTAACACTCGGTCATTTAGCCCCTCTATGCCTAGTTCGTCAGCATAGTCCAACAATTCTTTCTTTGTCATATTTTCTAGGTCCATAGAAGGTGCAGACATGCTAAATGCCTGCATTATTCCCCCGCTTTCTTTGTTATAGTTACTAGACTGTTCTTATCTACTACTTTACCATCTACTAACATAAGAGCTTTGGTTACTTGGTCATCTGTATCATTATCTTCATATCTCTTAACTGTAATATTATAGTTAGTGTTCAATACATAGTCTTTAAAGTTAAATAGAAAGGCTACAACTGTATCATCTTCTATTGGTGCTCCAAGGCTTGTCATGTAATCATTTAATACAACTGTTCTGCCTAATAACGTTCTTTCAGGTCTACCAGCAACCCCATAATTAACTCTAGCAATAGGTTGCCCGTTTTGGTCAGTCATTCCTATGAACTTCATAAATGTCTTTTTAGTCATACACCATACCGCTTCGGATTCGTATGCTAATGGTAAAGCTGCTTCTGCGTTAATTAATGTTTCGTAGTCAACATCAGCATCTGCTGCAATCTCAATATTTTGTCCTTCTGGAGCTGTTTCAGTTAAAATACCTGTAGGCTGACCTTCTCCACTTCCGGTAATAATAGCTTGCTCTAATGCTTTTGTCATGGCTTCAGCTATATTGTTAATTAAAGTGGTTTCAAATACTCCAAGTGTAACTACGCTTGTTTCAAAAGATAAAGATACTGCACATCTTAATTTATAGTAACTAAATACAATCTGTCCTGTAGGTTTCTTTTGTTTGTCGCTTCCTGCGCCCTCAGCTACCCAAGTAGCTACTGGTTTAACACTTGATGTAGGAATCGCTAAACCACCCTTGTAAGATGTCCTAGTCACAAGTGGTAAAATCATTCCTGTAGCTTCTAATTTTTCAACTATCTTTTCCAAAACTGTAGTAGGAATTACTGATCCAACATCAGTAGTTTTTGTATTAGCATCTGCATTTACGAACTTTTCAGGAATTGGAGTCCCTTTAATAACATTGTTCATAAATGCTTTTCTGTACTCAACAGAATCATAAACATCAATATCTGTTGCAATTGCACTTTTATCCAAAGTATCTACCACTACACCATCAACTCCTTTATCACCTGCTAAATTAGTAATGTCTAGTCCTTTGTTGCTGTCATTTAACGCATTTAGATTAGCTTGGGCTTTTGCTATTTCTTCCCATTGATTGTCTAATTTCTTTACTTCTTCCATTTTCGCATTAGCTTCTTCTATCTTGCCATTATTGATTAGTTTTTCTGCTTCATTAATTAAACCTTGCCTTTTTTCAAGATATTCCTTTTTATTCATTGATCATCTCTCCTTTTAATTTTAATAAATTTAATTTTGTCTTACTTTTTTGCATTAAAATATCCGAATCAATGTTCGGATTCTTTAATGTATTTCTTATTTTGTTTATTACCTCTGGCGGCAACATTCCTGAATAATCTGTACTTGCTACTAATTGTGAGTCACACTCAAACATGATTTCATCAACAAAACCTAGTTCTTTAGCTTTATCAGCTGTCATCCATGTTTCTTTATCCATTAATGCTAATAATTCTTCTTGTGCTTTTCCTGTTTTAATTCTATAAGCATTTGCTATTGTGTCATTTGCATTTCTTAGCACTTCAGCAGTATGTTCCATATCTCTATAGTCTCCACTGGCCCTAGAAGATACATTATGAATCATTATTTGAGCTGTTGGAGACATCATCACCTTATTACCTGCCATAGCTATAACACTTGCAGCACTAGCAGCTAATCCAACTATTTTTACTATTACATTCCCTTTGTAGGATTTTAAGGCTGTGTATATTTCACTTCCAGCAAATACACTCCCACCACCTGAGTTGATTTCTACTTCAATGTCTTCTCCATTAGCTTTTTCTAATGCATCATTTACCTTTTGTGGGCTTGTTGCTTCTATGCCAAACCACTCATAGATCCAAGCATCGCTATTACTTACAATAGGCCCTTTAATGTTTATTTTCTTTGCCACTTACTCACCTCCTATTCACTTGTTGGTCTTGTGTCAAGCCTTCTAACATATTCATCTCCACCATCTCGGGGTGCATAGTTCATTATTTCTCTAACTTCATTTGCACTAAATATGCCTAATTCTACGAATTTTGCTAAACCTAATTTGGTTTTCATACTTGCAAATGTTAGACTTGAACTTTCAAATATAATTTTATTGCCAAATCCTCTTTCCCTGCGCGTGAATAATTTTCTAGTATATTCATTAGCCATTTGTAAGGCATCAGGCTCAATCCTTGCTTCATAGTAACTTATCCACTCGTCCTCATTGTAACTAGATTGGACTATCTTCTTATTAGTGTTAAAGAATGAATATATTCTTTCTGTTGTTCTATCTGTTTGTGCTGCGTTTGGCACATAATCTTTAGGTTCTATTTGAGTAGCTTCTGCCTTTGCATCTACACCGGCAACACCAAAAGTGTCAGATTCTATACTTAGATAAGTATCTGCAAATTGTTTTACATTCTTTTCTATATCCTCTGGCCTTAAAGATTGCTGAAATTGTAGTAACCATCTAATGACACCACTATTTTTTATAGCTTTTACCATACCTTGGTCTATTGTTCCTACTACTTCCATTAAACTTGTTAAAGCTTCCCCTGGTGGATCTCCGAATATATCGTTATCGTTATAATCGTCTCTTAAATGAATTATGTCAGAATAAGGGAATGTTCCTGTTTTGCCATTCCTATAATAAAATTTTAAATACAAGTTGCCCGATTTATCATATATAGCTTCTGCTGTTAAACATGGTATTGGATAAAGTTCTGTAGGATAGCCATTTTCATCTCGGATAATTAATATGAAGGCATTACTATTTAACGCCAATTGAGTTGCGACTTTTTCTTGGAGCATTTGTCCCGACATATACGGATTTGGCTCTTCTAATAAAAATCTTATATATGGCTCTGGATTTATTTTCATCCCATCAGGGCCATTTCTTATATGCTTTGGGACTAGCTTACCTATTGCCTTAACCCTTGGCCTTATACAGGCTCTAACAATATCACTTTTATAAAGTTTTCCATCCCAAGCATAAAAACCATTACCTCTATCAGTAATCATTTTTACTCGACTTACTTTTGTAGCATTATTAAAAGTTCTTTTTAATTTATTTATTATTCCCAAGTACTCACCTCCTCTAAATCATGTTGATATAATCCTCGTAGTGATTTTCATAAACAATAAAAGCATCTAATAAAGATGCTACACCGTCAATTCTACGTCTTGGATTGCTTGTTTTAACTAGCATAATATTGTCATTGCTATCGGTTTTTATAGCTGCATTACTCAAATTCCATTTTAAAATCGGATTGTTGTTGTAATTTATTTTTTTTGCACCTAAATCAGCTTCAAATCTTTTCATAGGACTAGAAAATGTCTTTGCACCTTGTATTACCGCTTCGGTTACTGCATTACCAAAATTCTGTTTTAATTCATCTACAAAATATGTTGAACTCCAACTGTCATAGCCTATTTTGTAAATGTATATATCCATTTCATTTTGGACTTCTAATAGCCATTGAGTTACATCTTTGTAATTAACCTTGTTGCCTTCACTAACTCTTAACAACCCTTGATCTAACCAAGCATCATAAGGAATTTTGTCTTCCTTAGTTCTTTTGTCAAGTAAATCTCCAGGGAGCCAATACATCTGTTTAACATATAATATTTCATCATCAGGAATTCTAAATAAAATTGTAGCGCATGTTAAGTCGGTTGTTGCTCCTAAATCTATACCTGCTATGCAATATCTGGGTTTTAACTTTTGTATATCAAACGTTGCTGTATTGTTTAACACTTCAAATGGTAGCCATGCTTCGGAACTTGTTTCTCTAATATTAAATTCCTTACAAACAAAATTCTTTTCTAACTTTGGGTTTTCTGCTACCCTTTTAGCTTTATCCTGTAAAGCTCTTAATTTTTTTATAGTGCCTAGACCTGGGTTAGCTTTAACCCAATTATTTGCATCTCTCCATTCTTCTTTTTTGTCTAGCTCATAAATAAAAAACAAGGTTCTATCATCAACCTCGTTTCCTAATTTCATATTATTAAATTGTATCTCTGCCTCTTCGTATATTTCATCAAATATATCTTCTCTAATTGTTCCTGCTGTTGAAGTCATTATAATCAAAGGTTGTTCCCTGGCTGTGATACCATCGGCCATGATATCGTATAAAGCCCTGCCATTCTTCCACTGGTGCCACTCATCCATAATTACTACATGGATATTTAATCCATCTAAACTGTCTGCATCTGAAGCCAAAGCCTTAAATATACCATCATTGAATTCTGAAATAATATCATAGGATAATGTTTTAACCCTCTTCCTTAATACTGGGGATTTCTTAACCATCCTTTTGGCTTCTTGCCATACTATCTTGGCCTGATCCTTTTTGGTGGCTACACAATAGCATTCTGGGCCACCTTCACCATCAGCAACTAAGGCATACAGCCCCATAACAGAATCCAGTAAAGACTTCCCATTCTTTTTACCAACTATCAAGACAACTCTTTGATGTTTTCTATTACCTTCTATATCTATAAACCCATATACACTTGCTAAATATGCTTTTTCCCAAAGCTCTAATACTACCTTTTTGCCTGCCATTTTGCCCTTAGAGTGGCAACAAAAGTTTTCTGCAAACTCTATTATATGGTTCGCTCTTTCGGGAGAATAGTACCACTCTTTATAACCATCTTCTCTAATCCATCTTACTATTTCCTCATACTGTTGATAAACTTTTTTAGGTACTAATGTTTTACCAGTTTGTATTTGCTCCCAATATTCTAGTATAGGGTTATAATCTTTGGGATATCTTCTTAATCCTTTTTTAGTTATAGTTGGTTTTGTTTTTCCAAATACAATATCAGGATTATTTCTAGGATATTTAGTCGGTTCTAGAATTAATGAAGTCTTCAAAGCCGTCATCTTCCAGCACCACCTCTACATCTTTAGGTAGCAGGTCAGTCAACTGCTTCATTATTGCCATATGATTCTTTATCATAGTGTTATATATTTCTACTTCAGGTGATTTTTTAGTCCCCCATTGATTGGCTCCATTCTGATATTCTGATATTACACCTTCTCTATTTATAGTTGCTTGCAAGTCTTCTAGTGTTATAGCCATAAAGGCAGCATTTTCAATTAATGATTTAACTGCTTTTTTACTATCAGGATCCAATTCTTTGTATATTTTATTAAGTCGTCTTATTTCCTTTTTAACTCGCTCATCTTTAGTTAAATCTTTCTTAGTCTTTTTATTTCCCACTAAAAATCATCTTCTTTCTATTGTAATTTACACCACACCCCCTTAAGAGAAGTCCTTGCATGTTGCATGGAGGTGGGCACGTGGTATTCTTACAGCCTTTTCCTGTTTTATTTATAGGGGGGCTTTGACAGTACTTCTATCTTTGGATTGTTAGATAAAACAATAACTTCTATGTTATTAAGTCCTTGTTTCCTGAATATATTACTCCACGTATCTTTAATTTTTTGCTTGTCTTTTTCTGATAATAGGTATTCACATCTTAATATAACGATATCATTGTCTTTAATATTGAATACTTCTATATATTTAACGACATTGTTTTTCAACTAAATCGCCCTCCTTATTAAACATAACATCTTCTCTTAATGGACTATATTTTTCATTGTGCTCCTTACTATGACAAGCAGCACATAACAGCTCTAGGTTATCCCAATTCAATGTTACATGAGGATCATTGATGTTTTCTGGAGATAAATATATCTTATGATGTACCTCATCTCCAGGCTGTCCACATCTTTCGCATAATCCAAATTTAGATTGCTTATATGCTTCTCTACACTTCTTCCATGGCTTACTGTTATAAAACTTCTTTGCAAATTCTCTGGCCATTCAATCAACCCCAATAAAAAAGCACCTACCTAAGTAAGTGCTCATTTATTTATAATACTATTCACCTTTATATTATTCGCTCAATTTAAACCAAACTCCACCAGTACCATCATAAGACTGGCCAAAACCTAGTTTAGGTGTTAAATCATTAACCTTTACTTTATATGCTACCCATCCTTCTGTTTCCGCCCCAGTATATAAACTTGGTGCTTAGGCTTGGTTTAGGAGCAATTATAATAGAGTATTGATATTCTTCGCCTGAACCTGTGAAAACCTTAAAAATCGTAGAATTAATATCTACTTTCTTACCATCTTTAACCTCTATCGCTTTTACCTTTATCTTAGCAATTAAATATTCATATCCACTTTCAGGTTCATCATAGAATATCCCACTAGCTGCCTTTATAAGCTCTCTTGCTTTGGCTCCTCTGATAACCTCTTTAACTGTAATATCTAGTGTACTTTGTGCCATGAAGTTATCATAGAATACTGTCTGACTTTTTCCTATTGGTGCCGGATTAGTAAAATTGTATCCAGTAGTAATCTTTTTATCGTTTATTGAAGCTGTATTTATTTTCTCATCCCACTGTCCTTCTTTACCTAACATTTCAGATAATACACCAACCGGAACATATGCGGTACCATTATATATCAGGCTATCTATATTTGTCTTTTGGTCATTAATTACAATGTCAATCTTCTTCATGATTGCTTGAACATTTTGCTGATTAGTAGCTGATGCAATGCTAATAATAAGTACTACACATAGAGTAATGGCTATAAAAAGTTTGATTCTACTCTTCATGGAAACCCCTCCTATGTTTAATATTAATGTAAATATTCTCCATAGGAAGATGATTCCCTTCTTGATAATTATGATAATTAAAAAGCAATAGCAGCCGGGAGACCTCATCAACCCAAGCTGCTTAAACCTATACTTATTATCATAATACCATGAAAAACATATAAAAAAATCTTAGACTTTTAATAATCCTTCCTGAGCTGCATATATTGCTGCTGATAATATAATCTCTGTCCTCCAATTGAAGTATGTGGCTCTTTCTATATGGAGCTCCCTGCATATATGGACCTCTCCAAGCTCATCAAAATATTTCTTTTGCAGTAACTTTCCTTTGCCAGTACCTTTGTATTTCTCTATAACCCTCTCTACTACCTTTACCCATTTCTCTTCTTCTACTATGTTATCTTTGCAGAGTTTAATTGCTTTTGAAGCAGTTGGATCTGAGTGATAACTAATACCGCCTCCCCATTCTCCTATAGATGATCTTGATTCTTCTATTATGTCTTCTTTTCTATCATGCAACTCTCTCTTTATAGCATAATAATTATAAAAATAAAATTCTATTTTCTTATATGTCTTTCTATCTATAATACCCATGGCTCCCACCTCACTTGCATATATTCCCTGAATAACTTATAATGATAATAGAACACTTGTTTGGGCGGGAGCCCTCTTTTTTATTCTTTTGCTATTCTTTCTCAAACTCTCTTTCCCGTTGACAAAATAGTAGGTTTTTCTCCTTTCCGTTGCTTTTATTCTATTGCGTATAGTCGTTGTTATGTGTATTTAATATTCTATGGCGAACCCTAATATCACATATCCTTCTTTGCAATATTCAGGATTATCCAGTATATATCCTATTTTTCTTCGTTGATTTCTCCCTGTGTATTTTTTACCATCCCATTCTTTTAACTCAAGGGAATCTCCTACTTGAAAATCTCTATCATTTTTTCTTACTTCAAAATTTTTAATATCTTTTCTTACTAAATCAAAATATTCAGGTAATATTTTTAATTCATGTAATTTTCTAGCCATTTCAATCCTCCTAAATTTGTAATGTTCAACTATTCATTCTGGCAATCTTCGCATATATTAATCCATTCTCCATTTTCTTTCTTCTTTTCCCAACCCATGTCTTTAGCATAATCTAACGCATCTTCAAATGTATCAAAATTGGAATGATACCTTCCGCAGCAATCGCACTCTAAAGTATATTTTCCATATTCTTTACTTATCATCTCCAGCCCTCCTATTACACATAATTTTCATCATTTCATTGATTAGCCTTAAAAAATGCTTCTGCAAATTTCGCCGGCGTTATTGCTCTTAAATTCAATTTCCCTTTTAATTGGCACGCCCAAATAATCTTTAAACATGCATTGACTATTTCCATACCTGCCTCTAAATTTCTCGGTTTAGGTGAGCCGTTTTTTGCTAGGCTAAATTCTGTACATGGTGGTGCTGACAGAATTCCGTATACTTCTTCATAAAATACAATTAATGTATCTACATAAGGCACATCCTGCCTTATAAATTCCATTGAATAGTCATCAAATCTAACTTTTGTTACATCGAATTGAGGGAGAGTTATCAATTTTACATCATATCCAGCGTCTTTATACGGCTTGCTCCATGCTCCGGTACCTCCACATAAGTCTAAAATAACTTTACTTTTCATATCCCTTCCCCCCTACGTCGCATTATTTTCACTCTATACAATATCGTTGTAATGTGACTTAATCTTTATTGAAATTAAAAGCATCATCTTGTCTTGATTGCATAATGCCATTTCTATATCTATCTTTACCTTCTGTCCATTCTTCTTTAACTCTGGCAGTAGCTCCACATTTAATACATTCGTATTCGGCATTATATATATGCTCTTCTTCCGATTTATTTAGAATACGAATTCTTACCCCTGTGCAATAGTGGCATCCTTCTACTAACAAACCTTCCTTAAAGTTTAAGAGTATATACCAACATATTTTTAATTTAATCCATAGAGTTGCTTGTTTTTTCATATTTCCACCCTTTTTTCTTAATTTTTTCTTAATTTTTTCTTAATTCACAATATTTTCACTCTATACAATATCGTTGGAATGTGTAACTATATAGGGCATTTATCGTATCCAAAAATACATTGCTTTTTATTACATTCTTCTTCGCAATATTCAATCATTTCATCTATTGCTTCATCAAACTTTATAAAGTCAGGCTTATTTTCTTCTTTCATTATTTCACCTCACTTAGTACACAATATTTTCACTCTATACAATATTGTTGATCTGTATATTTTTAGATGCTTGTAAATTTTCCCCTTATTACAATATTATTGTACTACTTCTTACTTCAACTCAAAACAATTCCCGGTTCTAATACTTTGAGCAATTAACCTCACAAGTTCATTAATTACGTTGTATTGGCATTTTTTATCCTTGCAGAATGATTCAACTTTACCTTTGTCATATGAAATATTCACATCATCAAGAAATTTTGTAACCATCATTGTCATTTCTGACTCCGAGAATCTTTTAACTTCGTGCCTAATAGTAAATCTCCTAAGAAGTGCATCATCAATCATATCAATACGGTTTGTTGCTCCGATTATAATAGTGTCATTTCTCACACAGTCCAAAGCTTGCATAAGTGATATTACAATCCTTGCCATTTCTCCTACATCTTCAGTTCCACGCTTCATTCCTATTGCATCGACTTCATCTACCATAAACACGCATTTATGCTTTTCTATAAAGGAAAATGCTTTTGCTATGTTCTTGGCTGTACTGCCGAGGTAGCTACTTATTGCATTGGCAAAATTCATATATACAAATGGTAAGCCAAGTTTATATGCTATATATCTGCCAAATAGTGTTTTACCTGTACCACTTTCTCCATGCAATAAGAGAGAATTAAGGTATTGTATGCCCATTTCGGATAGCTTTAAGCTGGTTTGATACATTCCAACAACCTCATCAAAGACAGCTTTTTCCCTCTCTGATAGGTAATATCTGTTTTCGTTAAAAGATACTGAAACATCTTCCATGTGAAGAATATCTCTGACATCATGAGGCAATTCCAAAAGATTCATAGAAGAGGCCTGAAGCTTACGCCTTATGCTTTCACAAAAGCTTTTATTGGCTTTCGTCTTGTCATCATCAATTATTAGTTTTACATACTGTTTGGCTTTTTGGAGGTCATTGTCTGCTACAGCACTTATAATACCTTTCAGTTTATCGTTCATATTTTCAACTCCTTATCTTTGGAATGTGAATTAACTATCAAGTTCTTTTTGAAATTCTTTCACTTCCTGATAAGTGATTTCATCTAAATATTTGCCATGTGGCTTGTAATGTTGGCAATTATTATGATGAATACCATCCGCCATAATCGCTAAATTAAAGCTTGTATGACAACAATCCATGATATGTTTTATTTCTTGTTGCTCTTTCTGGTTTTCCGCAAGATTACTACAGAAAGCATCTTTTTCCTCCTTTGCAATTTCTATATTCTTCAGGTGTTCAATATAGTCGTTATCATTGTTTTTATTAAAAACGCATTTATTGCAATCACTATCATACTCTCCATACCATTTTATTGTCATTGTACTATCGGTATGTTTTTCAAGAGACTTTCTTAGCTTATCGAGGAAGTGATTTATAATAACCTTGATTTTTCCTCCTGCTAATTCAGCCCAAGTCCTATTATTTTCAATGTTAATTTCTATTAATAACTTCATAACAAATTCCTCCATTTCTTATGCGTTCACTCGACGCATTTTTCACTCTATACAATATCGTTGTAATGTGTAATTAATAACTAATCTTTTGTGCACAGTTAGGGCAATAATTCCAACTAACATTATGATGACACACAGGACAGGCTTGACTACTTTTTTCAGTTTTAATCACTTTTTGAGGTATTTGCTTTTTAACAGCTTCCAGGGCAATTAACATTGCTTCTTTTTGTTCACTTGTCCAATTAGCCCATGCCATTCCTGCCTGTATGATTTCTACAACCCTCTTGTTTTCCAAATTCCAAACCCCCTTAAAACAGTTGGAATGTTCACCAAAATCCCCATTCTCGCCTTGTAATTTCGTTATACAAGTCATACAGCTTTTCGTTCCAGTCTGGGCACTCTGGGTCAGGTATAAAATTTTCCGTTACTTCACGATACTTTTCTGGTTCTATAATGAAACAAATAATGTCATCAGCAGATTTGCCATCCTTTGACCTAAGCCCCCGTTCACCGCCGTGGTCAATATCGCTATCCCTAAATGGCTCCATTAATGCATTAAGCACATCCTTATTCAATAGACCAGCGTCATAAAGAGTGATAACCTGCTGTTCCATAATCGTGTAGCCCTCATTCCATCCCATCAAAAGCTCCCTCCTTCGTAATATTTTCACTCTATACAATATTTTCAGAACATGTACTATCTCCACTCAGCTATAGCCACTAACCGACCAGGAGACATTTCGCATTTGCGTTCATGTACTGGTACCAATATCGCCTTAGGTTGCTTTATTTTTAACCTTTTTATCTTTGGTCTTGGTCTTGCATTCTGATTCTTCCTAGGTATTACGATACCTCCTCGCTTCTGCCTTGTACCAGCTCTATAAATTCTTGATATGGCATTATTACTATCCAACCATCCTTGTCCCCGTCTTCCCTGAAAAATATGTAGTTGCTATTGTCATCTTCATCCATCCATTTTTGTATTGTCTTCATTCCTGACTTTCTACGCTTAACTTCTATTCTCTTACCATTTGATAGGACTACATCACAACTGTATTTTTCACTTTTGAGTGCTCCTGATAATGGTACTCTCTCTGCATCTATTCCAAACTTCTTCAGGAGTTCTACAACTTCTCTTTCTCCATCATAACCCTTTCTCTTTGACCTCTTACCTATCTTGCTTGCATTGCTTTCTTTTTTCATCTTCTTCGCCAATTTTCTTTCCTCTCTTTCCCGGACCTGTCTTTTGCACAGGATTCTTTTATCTTCCGGCCAATACAGACTATAGTCATTGCAGCACCAGCACTTATCATGCTCGTAACTTTTACAGTTTTCAATTACCTCACATTCTTTCACTGCTTTCACCAACCTTAAATAATACTTAACTGCTCAATAATACTTGGTTTATAATTCATAAGTATCAATTCAGTACGAATTGGACATTTCTCTCCGTCCTCTCTTACTTGTATCTGGCTGGATGTTCTGTATTCAACTCTATGCCAATCAGAATAAAGTTCATCGATAAGAGCATTAGGATAATAACATACCATTGCTTTTCCCTTAATTTTGTCTAATCGTTTTCTAAGTCTAATATGATCTTCTCTATTAAAACCTCCGGCATATATATCTTCATAGCCTACATATGGAGGATCTAAGAAAAATAAAGTATTCTTAGTATCGTAAAAATCTATAATCTCTTCAAAATCTCTGCAGAGTATATGCCATTTTTTAATTAACTGCTCCATAGTATGCATTAACTCAACTGAATTTCTATATGTCTTTGCTTTGTTCTGAGTTTTAGAGAGTCCAAGACCATTTTTATATTTGTGTCCACCTCCTGAGAATGTTAAGCGCATTATATAGAAAAATCTAACTGCTCTATCTATCGGGTCCTCAGGTTCAGTTTCCCATTTAAACTTCTCGTATAGTCTTTCAGAATATGGTAGAGCTTCGCAGCGTTTATATAGTTCATCTTTATTTCTCTGAAGGACCTGAAGATAATTAATTAGCTTATCATTTTTATCATTTGCTATTGTGATAGAGGCTGGGTTCACTATTTCTTTATAAAATGTAACTGCACCACTTCCAAAGAAACAATCTGCAAATATCCTATGTTCAGGCATAAGCTCAATGTATCGTTCTTCTTTTCCGTGCTTACCACCAATCCATTTGATGTTACTGAGGTTTTTTAGCTTCATCAGGACCCCACCGCCTTTTTAAGAAGCTCTACACAATCTAGCTTTCTGGCTGCTTCCCATATTGCATGTACATATTCCATATCCCTTTCCTCGATGTACTCATGTGCCAGTTTTATCACTTCATCAAGCATATTTTGTGCATTGCTGCATGGAATTCCACAACAAACATTACTTGTGTTGCTCTGGCATCCTGTTTTATCGCATTTAATTAAGTTCATGAACATGCCCCCTCTTTTTCCACTTTTTCTTTAATCTCTCTAACTAACTTTGCTAGTTCCCACTCAGGACTACCCCAGGCATTTGGATTATATTTCAGCCCCAAGCCTTCGCATATATCTTGCCGTACCATTTCTATCAGACTTTCATGTGGAACATCTAAAAAACCAGTTCCTTTGCAATCGGCCAGATCCTCAGCAAGTTCGTTGTGTTCCCACTTTTTCACAACTACACCCCCTAGATAACTCTTTTCTTCCTATAATCCTCTATTCTCCTATAGGTTTGACTCTCGCTCAATCCGTAACACTTACCTATAGCTTTATAGGTCATGCCGCTATCCCGCATTTTTAGCATATCTAATATGTCTCCATCGGTTAATTTTGTGTATTTATGCGATTTATTCTCAAGCTTTCGGAATGCTTGTTCCGGTGTCATGTTTTGAAATATGCTAAGAAGTAGAGCTGTAAGTCCGTAATCGTCTACATACATAACTCTTCCTCCTCACTTATTGGCCTTTCCGTTCTGCTTCCATCAACCCTTCTAAAATGCCAATGTTGATTTTGCAGCTATATATTTTCTGTAAACATGTCTCCCACATAGTCTCTGCTATATCCCTCTTCATCTTCAGATCCGCAATTTCTTCTTTCCCCCGGCAGACATCACTGATGATGGTCACTGGCATACCTGCATCCCTCTGGATAAGAATTTCTTTTGCCAAAGCTACTCTATAATTTCGTTCTGCCTCAGCTTTCTCTTTGCCCCTTGTTACCAGTGCGGATATAGCTCTATCCAGTGTTTTTCTCTGCCTGTTTAGTTCATTGAGTAGATCCTGCATATATCATTTCCTACCCCCTTCTATCAACCGAAGACCAAATTTCTTGCTAAGCTGCTTGATTTCATCCTGCATAGCCGGCGGCAAAAGCTTTTTTTCTTGCTCCCGATTGGCAATCTGCTCATACATTTTTAAAAATTGACCTCGCACAACTCCTGTATCTTTATCTTCGCTCATACATATCTCTCTCCAGCCCATATATCTAACTACCTGAGCTGTAGTAGGTGACATGCTTGCCAAGGCTTCGCCTTCTCGGTAATAGCCATAATTCCTAATTGCACTAGTGACTTCTCCCCAAGCCTCAGAACTTGTCAAGTTTTCCGGATTAGTTAATTCAGCAGCTGCCTTCCTCACCTCGGCAATAGCCGGTGGAAATGTATTCTGCATAATCAGTTTTTTAACTGCCATGTTAGCCACTGCATAGTCTAGATCTCCAAGCATTTCATGCCATACCTGAACCTTTAAGTCATCAACTTCAAACTTGGGATAAGCTGCAGCAAGCACCGCCAGAATTTTAGCTACTTCACCTTTAGTCAAGGTTAATCACCTTCCTGTGCATATTTTTCTACCAGTCGTAGTGCATTGGCCACGTTTTTGGACATAGTGGGATGTCCTCTATTCTTCGAGGTGCTTCGTCGCATTTGGTTTTCAAGTTGGACACACTTCTCCCTTAGTTTGCTGGCAGAAAGGATATTTGCTCGCCAGAATTCGTCGTCTTGGGAAAAATCTATTAATTGCCGGATTTCAGACCAACTATAGCCTTGGTTTCCTCCTGGCGGGCCAATACGATTTAATCGGTCCATCTCTTCCGACCATTTTTGCATGAGCTTATCTTTAGGATCATCAGTTGGCACCCTAGCCCTTGGATTGTTTGTAAGAATACGATTACGCAAATACACTGCGGCCAGATAAGCTGGACTGTTTTCGGTATACTTTTGCTCTTCCTCGTTGCCATCTTCATGGTTGTCAAACTGCTGGGATTCTTGCGGTGTGTCCGGACTTTGTTCGGACGAAGATATATTCTCCGAAGGTGAAGGTGAAGGTGAAGGTGAAGGTGAAGGTATGCAATTGCACTCATTTGCACTATCTTGCGCGCAAGTGCGTGCATTTGCGTGCTGATTATTCCCTGTAGACGCTTCTGCACTATATTCCGCGCTTTCCCATGGTGGATTAGGCGGAGGAGGACAGTTAGAGCTGTCAATCTCACGCTTATTACCACGGATATAAGTTTGATATTTGTAATACTTTTCAGGTTCTATGGCTATATATTCCTTGCCATCAACTTCGTATTTATGTACTATTCCATATTTGTTATATAAATTTATTGCTTCATCTATATCTTTAGGCGTATATGGAAATGCCGGAAAAATACTCAATTTGATTTTCACCGACACTGCCTCCATTCGCCCCCAATCATCAAATCCTGTGATGAACCATGGCCACATTAAAGCAGCTACAGGATTTTCTACCGCAATACTGGCAATTCGTTCATCTATACTCATGTCACTTGTTATAAATCTTTTCCTCGCCATTCCGACCCCTCCACCTTCACAATTTCATATATCTTTCTACTTGTATAACAGAGTTTTGCTATCTTTTCCGCTTCTTCATAGGATTCAAATTTATAAACTCTACCATCAGAACATCTTACGTGTTTACCTGAATGTTTTAATTTTATGGCATACTTTGTTTTTGACATTATCCCGCCTCACATTTCGCACTGGACATCAATCTTGGATTTCTACTCTCAAGTAGTAGGCAGGCTGTTAACCTGCCTATATTTTATTTCCAGGGCAGACCGTCCTCTTCGTCTGGATCTATTTCAAAATCAGCTGGGTCCATATCTACTTCTGATTGTTTTTGCTCTGATGCCGGCTTATCCTTTTTGCCTTTAGTAGTAGTAGACTTTTTATTATTCGCTTCTGTCGCATTATCTTCAGCACTTAGTAGCTCAAAGCATGCCTTTCTCATGACTGGATCATTAGCTTTTTGAGACAGCCATTCTATATAGCTCCTGTCTTCTTTCATGATCTCTCCTAAGGTTTTCCCCTTATGTTTGCTGCCAAATGTAACTTTAATATTCTTTGCGTCAACTTCTGACATATTGTCTATCTGTTCATTTTGCAGAAATTCCCTCATATCTTCGATATCCTGAGTAAAGACTTCACTTAATGATGCAACTGTCAAAACTGCATCTATCTGAGCTCTTTTTTTCGCCATCTTGAGTACTGTATTTGCTAAGGTATACGGGTCATCATTTTCTATCTTGTATTCCGTATATGGTCCATATTTACCCTCAATAGTCCTAGATACCAAAGTCTCTTTTACTACTCCATCAGGCAGTTTCTTTTCTGGTACCCATCTCCAACGGTACCTTCCCTCCATAGTATTTGCTTGACCAACACCCTCTGTGATTTTCTGGCCATTCTTAGAAAGGACACATTTTAGAGTATAGGCAAAGAAGCCTTTCTCAAAGTCCTCAACTCTATCTAGGAATTCATATTCAGAAGTTAATCCGAACATCATAAGTATCTTTTCCGCTCCAGGCTTCAAGAGTGTAGGCTTTACCGTCCCAGGGATAACCCCAAAGTCATGATCCTTTTTCAATGTACCTTGCACCACTGCTTGAAGCTGAGTTATTTTTTGCATTGTCTTTTGAATGCCAGTAATATCAACTTGCTCAATTATACTTAATGTTGCTGCTTGATAATTTGTTAATTCTTCCATTTGCTACACCTCCACAATAAATTCTTCAGGCTTTTCATGTATTCCTAAGCCCTCTATGCTGAGTATTTCGCCTGTCTCTTTATTGACTATGGATCTCTCTTTTGTTTTTATGTCTTCTCTAATCTCTAAAACCTTCTTAAATTCAGCCCACTTAAATTCTTTTACAATCTTTATATAATCGTCCAAGCTTTGGTTTTCTGCGTAATCTAGTAGTTTATCTTTGTCATATTCAAATGTAACAGTAGATTTCTTAAGTTTTAATACACCGCTCGGCAGCTTATAAGACCTTTGTGTCTTTGTGTCTTTTGCATTTGCCTTAACCTTTTCAAAATACTCTCTTAGCTTGCCTTCAAAGAATCCAGTCTCCCTCTCCATCTTCTCTTTTTCTCTCTTTAGTGCCATTTCTATTTGGAATATTTTCTCTTTAGCAACCATTTCAAATCTGTTATATTCTGCTTTGCACTCTCGGATTTTATCTAAACACCAATCTGCCTCTACATCGTCTTTTACTTTCCAGACTTCCTTCTCTTCCTCTTTTATATTTAGGAATTCATTTATCAGATCCAATGCATTCATCATGCTATCTTCTCCTCTCTCATTCTTAAGTTTTTTATTTCATTCCTGAGTTTTTCGTTCTCTTTTTCAAGCTCTTCATTAACTGCTTCCAGTGTTTCTACTCTTGACATGACTTCTTTAAGCAACCCTAAGATATCATCTTGATCCAGATATGTTTTACTGCAGTAGATTTTCATTTTTCCTATACCCCCTATGCTTTGCCTTGGTTGCCATGCCACCCCTTATATGTCTCTCTGCTTTGTTTGTGTCAATGATTTGCTTAACCTGATGTGCCATATATGGATTAATTTTAGGTAGTCTTTCGGTTAAATCCTTATGAATTGTACTCTTACTTGCTCCGAATATTTTTGCTGTATCTCTGATTGTAGTCCTGCTGCTTATAATATACTTTGCTGATTCTATGACTCTTTCTTCTATCCAATCATTCATAACTGTATAACCTCCTCACTTCTTTGCTCTTGGTTCTGAAACAAGCGCTCTTGAACCCCATTCAAGAGTCCTTTCAAGCGGTTCTAGTACACTCTTCCGTCACCGCCCTATTGATTTAAAAAGCAATCTTATGCTATACTTGAGGTACGAACATTTGTTTAAACATTATCTTGGCTGCTTATATGGCAGCTCTTTTTTATTGGCATTTTGCATATTTGATTATCCTTTGGCTATTAGTTAATCTGTGTACTATGTGCATCTCTGTACTTGTGTGTTTTGTAACAAGCCAATTATCTGGATTTAATCTCCATTTAGATATGAGCTTTTTCTGTGCTACTGTAGGTCTTTTGCCATGTTTCATATATCCAACCTCCTCAACATGTCCCATATCACCTTGAAAAAATAACTGCCAATGCAGCTCCTGCCATCTCATAAATCTCTTTTGTTATATTTCTCCATATTGGCTCCTCATGGTCATGGATTACTCCATCGCAAGCTATATCAATCATGTCTCTATTTACATTATCCAGGTCGCTAACTTCCTTCTGGAGCCTGAGGACAGACTTTGCTAAATCTGTGCATTCAATATCTGGTAAATACTTTTGTCCTACTAATGTAGATTGCTTTAAGTGCTGGTACCCTAACCATTCTGTTCCATATACTTCAATCATGTTGCATACTATGTCATCAGCTGGAACTGTTTTACCTGATTCATAATCACATAAAGACCTAGGGCTAATGTGTAATAACTCGGCTGCTTGTTGTTGTGTTAAGTTCGCACCTTTTCTGGCATTCTGATATATGTTTTCGCAGCACCTACTCATTCAATATTCACCTCCCCTCTGATATGATGAAGGTAAAGCAAATCATATGTAGTCATTTCTATATAGCCTCATCTTTCGTCATGTCTTGTCTTGGGAGCGTCCTTTGCTCCCGGTTGACTTGTTATCGTTGAATTACGCAATATCTAATTCAAGATACTTACAGAGACATGAATAACAATCTGCTTCAAATTCCTCACATAAGATTGACATAGTTTCTTTATTAATAATTTTAAATTCATCATTCATATCACAAGGTATACACCTGTATGCATACATCCAATCACGCACTTTTTCTAAAGTATCAAGCTTATAGTTTTGCTTTTCAGCTTCAATCTTTATCTTTTCCCATACCTTCATAGAATCACTTCCTTATTTCGCAATATTTTCAGATAACCGATTTGCCATTAACTTATTTACAATTGAGATAATGTCATCTACTACCTGAGGTTCCCACTTGCTCAACCATTTAATTGTCTTTAGTTCAGATAATGTAAGGTTTATATCCTTTGTCAGCTCCTGTAGTTTTGCTAAGTTCTCCTCGGCCATCCCCATTACTTTTCCTCCTTCTTCTCTGAATCAACTCCAAAGCCTTTCCACATTCCGTCATTACAAATGCTGTAGTATCCCTTCTCTGCATACTTGATTGCTTCTTCAATTGTCATTGCCACTTGCTTTCACCTCTCTTTCTCTCATTGCTTCATTCGCGCCCTTCGTAAAGGCTTTCCCAGATAGACATCGAAATGTTTTTATTCTTTCCCTGAGTTCTTCAAGAGTAATTTTTAAAGGACCACCTTTCGTAACTGTCATACCATCTATTATTTCTACTGTCTTACCATCCATAGAACTCCCTCCTAACCTATTTACTTGCCTCGCTCTCCCCTCAATGGTAAAATTTGCTTTAAGGGGGAGGTGTGCGATATTGACTGAAAAAGATTTTTTAGAATTCTTTGATTTAATTGATGAAAACATTTTAAAATTAATAATTGACGATTCTTACAAACAAGGTCAAAAGCATTATAATAATTTGATACTTGAAGGCTGGTCTCAAGATGAAGCTCTTTATGATGTAATCATGAAAACTTCTTATCGAACCTTGAAATATGCAGTAATGACAGCCCTTTACTTTTCAAGTAATATTGACCCTGAAAGACCTAAAACCAAAGAAGAATTGAAGAAGCTATTTAAAGTAATTAAGCAATCTCCTAGTTAATTTAGGCTTTAGAAGTTTTGGTTTATCAAAGCTTATTGCGTATTCGTTCTTTTGATTTAGTTGTTCTTTTACTATTTCATCTAATGACTTTCCCATTGGCTGTTCTGGAACTTGCCCTTCCAGAGCAGCAACCCTCTTTTCTAGTTCCTCAATCCGCTGTTCTAATGTCTTTGCCACTCTCCTCACCTCCTACTAACCAACTTGTTTATCATGCTCAATGTCGCTTTTTGGGACATTATAGATTAAAAAAATATCATCATCTTGATAATCTAATATTTGCTTTATCTTTATAGCGACTCTTAACGATGGATTTTTTTCGCCCAACTCTATATTTGTATATGTTGTACGAGCTATCGGAATAAGCTTTGCTATTTTTTCTTGTGTCAATCCAGCTTTTTCTCTTATTTCTTTTAGCTTTAGTCTCATTGTTTCACCTCCTAAAGTCTCTAATAGAAACATCTTAATTATATAATAGTCGCTTTTAGAAACATTGTCAACCCTTTTTTGAAATTATTTTCTATTTTGTTTCTTTTAGTGTCATTTGTTTATAATGGAAACATTTGCATGTATAATTTTATTAAGGAGTGGTGCAAATGAACTTTTCTGAGAAATTACGAATGTTAAGGGATAAAAATAATATTACTCAAAGTGATTTAGCTCAAGTGCTAAATAAAACTCGATCTGCAATTGCAGGTTATGAATCAGAAGGAAAAGAACCAGATTTTGAAGCATTAAGAAAGCTTTCTAATTATTTTGGTGTTTCAATAGATTATTTGCTAGATAACGATGAATTCATTAAGGGTAAAAAGCTTATCCCCATCCTTGGCACCATCCGTGCCGGTCTTCCTCTCCTAGCAGAGGATAATTGGGAAAGCACAATAGAGATATCAGATGAGATAAAAGCAGATTTTGCTCTCCGTGTAGTCGGTGATTCTATGAGCTGGGTAGGTATACATGAAGGAGACCTGGCATTATTACAGCAGACTAATATAGCTCAAAACGGCCAGATTGTAGCTGCAGGCGTAATAGATGTTACTTGGGAAGCTACTCTCAAGTTTTATGTCTCAACTAACAGTCACTATGTACTAAGAGCTGCTAATCCTGACTACCAAGATATTTTATTTACTAAAAATCATAGAATTATTGGTACAGTAGTAAAAATCATAAAAGAAACACCTTCTATTTTTACATATAGAGATTTTCTTGCGGCTAAGGATATACACGATGAGGATTGGATTGATACTATCGAAAAAGCTGCCTCTTATGGCCTAGGACCCAAAGATGTGGCTCAATACATTGAGATGTTGTCTAAAATGATTAAGCAAATAGAAAAATAGTTCCTTTTGGAATTATTTTTTTACCCATGCAAGGTAGAATTTTGTAAATATGTATTATCTCAGCTAATATCGAATATTAAAGAAAGGGGTTTTTCTATGAAGGGTAAGAAATGGCTTATTGCCCTCTTAATTACGGTTCTTATATTCTCCAATAGCTTTGTTCTTGCTGCTGATACGAATACAAATCCAGTACCTGCTCCCTCCCCTTCCACTACTGAAACTCAACAACTAGAAGTACACTTCCTCGATGTGGGACAGGCTGATAGCACTCTAATTCAACTTCCAAACAACCAAATTATTCTCATCGATGGCGGCAATTCCTCCGATGCTGAATTTATTTGTAAATACATTCAGGACCATAAGATAAAGAAAATAGATTATCTCATAGGTACACATCCGCATGAGGACCACATAGGAGGGCTAGAAGCAATTATAAAAACCTTTGATATAGGTAAAATCTATATGCCTAAGGTAGCACATACAACAGAAACATATAAGAACTTGCTGCTAACCATCAAAGATAAAAAACTGAGCATCCAGGACCCAGTGGTCGGCACAAATATAATAGATGAAGCAGATATAAAATTCAAAATTCTAGCTCCTAATTCATCGCAGTATAAAGACCTAAACGATTATTCTATTGTAACCAAGCTCACATATAAAAAGAACTCTTTCCTCTTCACCGGGGATGCCGAGAAAGTGTCTGAAGATGAAATATTGGCAAAGAAATTTGTTGTAAAAGCTGATGTATTGAAAGTCGGCCACCATGGCAGCACCTCTTCCACCTCGCCAGCATTTGTTAAAGCAGTATCGCCCAAATACAGTATTATTTCAGTAGGCAAGGACAATAGTTATAATCATCCGGATAATATCATCATAAACAGATTAAAGCTATATGGTGAAGTCTTCAGGACGGATCTTGATGGCACTGTGATAATAACATCTGATGGAGAACATCTCACTATAGGAAAACAGATAAAAGCAGCTCCTACAGAGCAAAAGGAAGTATCACAGACAGTATATATTTCAAAAACCGGAACTAAGTATCACAAGGAGAATTGCTCTTATCTAAGCAATAGTAAAATACCTATTAGCTTAGATGATGCAAAAGCTAAAGGATACACACCATGTTCTAGATGTAAACCATAAGAGGTGAATATATGAACATAAGCCCTAAGACTGCAAAAATATTATTCTCTATATACGGTATTATAACTGCAATAATATATTTATTTTGGTTAAAACTGGAAAGTATTTCACTACTAATGGTTTTTAGCTCTATGTTGATGGTCCTTTATATTTGGGTATTTGTAAAAGCCAGATATTTTTTAATCTTGGTTAAGAATAGTACAAACATTAAGAGTATCGAAATAAACCTATTGAAGGCTTTAAGTATTATTCTAATTTGCTCAAATTGTTATGTGATATATATAAATATAATGCTATATTAAAAATGTGTATAGGAGGGTATAAAATGTCATATCGATTAGAAAAATTCACACGTGCTATAGAAGATCTAATTGGTTTAGGAAGCATTCAAGAAAGATTATATAGAGCTTTCACATACAACTTATTGCAATTACATCAAGATGACTTTCCAGAAGAGCATTTAAGACAACGCTTCGAAAACTTAACAGATTCTTTAACCTGTCGTGAAGCAATTGGTGATGAAGGTACTGCTTGGGCAACTATAAGCGTAATGACAGATGAGGAATGCTTAACCTATGCTCAGCGTATATTTAATTTATTCTTAGAATTCTCTGAAAGAGATAATTAAAGTTAATGCCTTAGGGCATTTTCTTTTACCTTCACTAACGAACATTTGTTTGTTATACTATTATTTGAGGTGATGCTAATTATGCCTACTGCTGCTATCTATGCTAGAAAATCAGTGGAAACAGACAAAGGCGAATCAATAGAAAATCAAATAAATAGAGGTATTGCTCTATGCCAACTTAATGGCTGGGATTATATCATATATCAGGACTATGGCATATCCGGAAAGACTCTTGACCGCCCTGATTTTGAACGCATGATGAAAGATGCACATGCTGGGAAATTTCAATATTTAGTATGTTACAAAATAGATAGAGTCTCCAGAAGTGTTTCAGACTTCTCTTCTCTCATTGATGAGCTCATTAGTCTAGATATAGGTTTTATTTGTATAAAGGATAATTTTGATACTACCACTCCTATGGGCAGA